TAATCCTGAGTGGACTGTGGGGTTATTAACTGCGGGGCTGGTTGCAGTGCATTTATATATGTGTGTGCTGATTCTAAGAGGTTGTGTACTGACGTATTACTTTTAGCAGGCAAATAACTAAAGTACACTAAAACGCTTAAAACGACCAGCAAGGCGGGGAAAATCAAAAGCCAAGGGGTAGGTGAGGGTAAAAGTTAAAATCGCTTGTAGGGCTGTTTAAATCGATCCTAGACCCATGTGGATAAGGTCAAGACCAGTGTTGATAACTTGTTATGCACAGCGGTGCTGAGGTTGTCCACAGAATGGGTGAGTTATGCACAGGAACAACTTGTGGATAAGATAACAAGCTGTGGACAATGCGAACAATACTGTTTAAACTACCAGCATGAAGTTTTGTACAGGCAATAGTTATTGATAGGGGATTATCACTATGCAAAAGATATCAAAAGAAGAGTACTTGCAGGCACTGGAACTTGCTGGTCAGGATGATGACGATGATCAGAATGATAATAATGATGGGCTGGGCGATCTTAGCGAAGCGGAACGGTTGGCGGCTCACGCAGATGCACCTCTACTAAGGGGAGACGGTAAGCCATACAGTACAGAGACATACACAAGGGCAAGACCTTTATCACCATCGCAGTTGGCATTCGCACAAGGGCTTATCAGAGGGAACACCTACAAACAAAGCTACAGGGATGCATACCCAAACGCACAAGGTACTGACGCAAGTATCACCACAAGCGCATACAGGCTAAGTAGAGATCCACGTATTGCGGAGATGGTGAGGGACGCATTAGAAGAGACGGCAGAGCATCTCGCAGAGGATAGAGCGGCAACGCAAAGGTATGTGCTGAGACAGTTGGTTGCACATAGTAAGACTGCCAAACAAGAGGGTACAAAGCTGAAAGCACTTGAACTGCTAGGCAAGAGCACAGGGTTGTTTATAGATAAGGTTGAGGCTGAGGCAAAGCCTGTGAGTGCAGAGCAGTTGAAACGTGAGTTGGGTGTTCACCTCAAGCTATTGAAGACTGACAAGCGCAGTGCATGACACGTATGCGCTCATCGCCCTACAACTGGCATCGATGCGGGCGTGTTGTTTAAACGAGGGGGCGTGGCATGACGATGCGGCGTGGCGTGACCCTGCCGTACCCCATCCCCCCAGATTTACGCTGAGACCCCCCTCCGCCTATTACACTCTATTCCACACTGACAATTTCTTTCCCCCAACCTATACAAACGTTCGCACACAAACACCCCCCGTACCTTTTCTTTTTCCCATACCCCGGGGGTATATATATTTTGTTTAAACTGCTTGCGAACGTTCGTGAGAACGTTTAAACTCTCCGCATGACTGAACGCAGACAACTCGTATTGGACTTTATCAAGGCTTACATTCGTATTCACGGGATAGCGCCGTCTTACGAAGTTATTGCCAAGGGTCTTGGTATGAAGTCAAAGGCGAATATTCATAGGATCATTCATAGATTGCAGTCTGACGGGTTTTTGACGACCAAGCCGCATAAGTTTCATTCCATCAAAATTATTGACCGCAGTGTTAGAGAGATGGCTTCCCTGTGACGTTACTCACCCGTACAGAAATAGGAGAGTATTTGTCAATTGTGGACACATTGCCTGAAGTTGAGAGAAACAAGGTATCCAGGTTGTTGGAGTTAGACAGGGTCGAGCGTTGTCGGGAAAACTACCTGTATTTCGTCACCCAGATGTGGCCCGGGTTTATTTCGGGTAAACACCATCAGATCATGTCAGATGCTTTTGAGCGTGTTGCTTCAGGGGATCTTAAGCGTTTGATCATCAACATGCCTCCCCGGCATACAAAATCAGAGTTTGCGTCATATCTGTTGCCATCATGGTTTCTTGGTAAGAACCCCGCAAAGAAGATCATCCAGACTGCCCACACCGCAGAGTTGGCTGTCGGTTTTGGGCGCAAGGTCAGGAATCTTGTGTCTTCTGAGGCTTATGGGAAGGTGTTTGACACCAAGCTGTCGTCGGACTCAAAAGCCGCAGGACGCTGGAACACTGACGCAGGTGGGGATTACTTCGCTATTGGCGTTGGAGGAGCGGTAACTGGTAAAGGCGCAGATGTATTGATTATTGATGACCCACATTCTGAGCAGGAAGCAAGACAAAACAACCCCGCAGTGTTTGATTCTGTGTATGAGTGGTACACATCCGGCCCGCGCCAGCGTCTACAGCCCGGCGGGGCCATCATTATTGTGATGACACGATGGTCTAAACGAGATCTGACCGGGCAGATCCTCAAAAACTCGGAAAAAGAAGGTGTAAACGACTGGGAAGTGATAGAGTTCCCTGCAATTTTGCCGTCAGGCACTCCTTTATGGCCCGGATTCTGGAAAAAAGAGGAACTTGAGGCTATTAAGGCCGAGATTCCTGCCGCCAAATGGGAAGCGCAGTATCAACAGAACCCAACCGGCAACGAAAGCGCAATTATTAAGAGAGATATGTGGAGGATTTGGGCTGAAGAGACTCCCCCTCCTTGTGATTACTTGATACAAAGCTGGGACACAGCCTTTGAGAAGAACAACCGCGCAGATTATTCAGCTTGCACCACGTGGGGAGTGTTTCAACATGCCGACGAGCAGGGGAACTTAAAGCCCAACATCATTGTTTTAGATTCGTTTAAACAGCGTATGGAGTTTCCAGAGCTTAAACAAAAAGCTTTGGAGATGTGGAAGGAATGGAACCCAGACACATTGATCATTGAGAAGAAGGCCGCTGGCGCTCCGCTGATATATGAGCTTCGGATGATGGGAATCCCTTTACAGGAGTTCACACCAAGCAAAGGAAACGATAAGATAGCGCGTGTAAACGCAATATCAGACCTGTTTGCATCTGGCGTGGTCTGGTGTCCAGAAACCCGCTGGGCCGATGAGTTAATGGAAGAACTCGCAGCTTTCCCTTATGGCGACAACGATGACCTTGTTGACTCAACCAGTCAGGCGCTGATTCGTTACCGGCAGGGCGGGTTTATTGGAATAGATTCAGATGAGCAAGAAGAAGTCAGGTACTTCAAGGGCCGTAGAACCGAACGGTATTACACAGTTTAAGGATTAAAAATGGCAACAAGTTCAATGGATAAAGGTTTGTACGCAGCCCCTCTGGGTATTGAGCAAGAGATGGACGCTCCCATTGAGATTGAAATTGAAGATCCTAAGTCAGTCAGTATTGGGATTGGGGATCTTGAAATCAACATGGAGCCAGAGGAAGAGAACTCCGACACCTTTGATGCAAACCTTGCGGAGTACATGGACGATGCTGACATTGCAAGCTTATCTTCTGACCTGATTGATGACTTTGACAAAGACACCCGAGACCGCAGAGATTGGATTCAAACCTACGTCGAAGGCTTGAAACTTCTTGGCCTGCGTTATGAAGAGCGCACAGAACCTTGGGCAGGAGCCTGCGGGGTATTTCACCCAATGCTGACCGAGTCTGTTGTTAGATTTCAGTCTGAAGGTATTACAGAGACATTCCCAGCAATGGGGCCGGTCAAAACAAAAATCATCGGCAAAGAGACTCCACAGGCTGAAGAAGCTGCGCAAAGAGTCCAAGAGGACATGAACTATCAGTTGACCGAGGTAATGACTGAGTACCGCCCAGAGCATGAAAAACTGCTGTGGTCATTGCCTATCACCGGCTCGGCTTTTAAAAAGGTCTATTACGACCCATCAAAAGGCCGTCAGATGGCTGTATTCATCCCCGCAGAGGATTTGGTTGTTCCTTATGGCGCAAGAGATATTGAGTCTTCAGAGCGTGTTACCCACGTAATGCGCAAGACCAAGAACGAGGTTTTAAAGCTTCAGGAGTCTGGTTTTTACCTAGATGTTGAACTTGGCGACCCCGGCTATGAGCTTGACGATGTTGAAAAGCAAAAATCAGAAGAAAGCGGCATGTCTGCTATTCAAGATGATCGCTACCGCATTCTTGAAATGCACGTAGACATTGACCTTAAAGGCTTTGAGCATGAAAACGACGAGGGCAAGAAGACCGGAATCGCCCTGCCTTACGTCATTACAGTTGAGAAAAGCACCGGAGAGATTCTTTCAATAAGGAGAAATTGGTATGAGGGAGATGAGCTTCACATCAAGCGACAGCACTTTGTCCATTACCAATACATCCCCGGTGATGGATTTTACGGTTATGGTCTTATCCACCTTATCGGGGGCTACGCAAAATCTGCAACCATGCTCATCCGACAACTTGTTGATGCTGGCACGTTATCTAACTTACCCGGAGGTCTTAAATCTCGCGGCTTACGCATTAAGGGAGACGACACCCCCATCCAGCCCGGAGAGTTCCGAGATGTAGATGTCCCAAGCGGCTCTATCCGCGACAACATCCTCCCCTTGCCTTACAAAGAACCAAGTCAAGTTCTGTTTG